CGTCTACGTCTAGGTCACCGTTGAAGTCTACATTTCCTGCAACCGTAAGAGTTGTAGCCATATCTACTGCGCCATCAATGTCCACGACATCTAGGTTGGTTGTGCCGTCAACGTCAATGTTTCCAGAGATGTCTAAAGACGTTCCTGTTAATACTCCAGTAACGCCAAGCGTTCCACCAACAGTCATATCGTCCGTAACAGTTAGATCGTCACTAACCGTCAGGTCATCAACAACGGTGGCTCCCGCTAAGTTTACCGAAGTAAGAAGGTCATGAACCACGCCGCCTGAACCCAGACCGTCAGTCGCGATAACTTTAGTCTGACCCGCAGGAATAATAACATTTGCCCCACTACCGCAGGTAAAAGTCAAAGCCGCAGCCGTTGCGTTATACATAAACCAAGTTTTAGAACTGGTGTTTGGCAACAGAGTGACAGTACAAGCCTGACCGCCGCCTGTGAGCTTCAGCCCAAGGCACCTGTCCGCGTCTAGCGCACCGTCAGTAATCGTAATGTTGTCCGTTGAGGCGTTTGCAATAGCTCTAGTCCCCCAAGCGACTGCCTGACCAATTATTTCTAGGTTCGTATTCGTTGTATCGCCCCAAGTTCCAGACTGTTCACCAGTGCCGATTTCCTCAAGGCGTAAATTGTTGACATATGTACTAGCCATTTTTTAATTCCTATAATGCTACCTGACTCCAAGAAGAACTGGAGGGAGGGGTTATTGGGTTGTAATTCGGATTCTGACTAGGAACTACACTGCTCCACACCAAAACCTGAAGTGGTGTAACACTGGCTGTAGCGGATAAACCCGTAACATCCACATTAGCGTTTCCTGAAACAAGCGCAGAGACATCTCCGACCTGTCCAGTTCCAGCAACACCAGTTAAAGTTAGGTTTGCCGTCCCTACTACTGTAGTTGCACCGGGAGAGCCTGTGGCTGCAATCCCTGTTACTGCTACACTAGCTATTCCTGTAACCGTAACTGATCCTACAGAACCTGTCGAGGTTAATCCCGTTACGGGCTGTACGGCAGTTCCTACAACGGTAACTGCCCCTACAGAAGCAGCCGATCCGGGCAGAGCTACGTTGTTGCCCCAAGTGCCACCATTCCAGCCTTGACTGGAAGAGTTCCACCCTAAATAGGCAACAACCATATCAGTCATTAGGCTATCCTGATAATCGCGTTACTTGCATCCGCTGCTGGGAATACAACAGTAAATGTGCCGTTACTAGCGGATTTATCCGCACCAAAGTCCAGAACAACCACAGAAGGATCACCTGATGCGGTGTCGTTAAAGATTAAAGCGCCACGGGCTGTAAATGTTGCAGAACTATAAGATGCATCAGCAAAATCTGTTAATGCGGTAGTTCCAGAAGCTGAAGGGTTCACGTTCGTTAAGGCCACACCCTTCGCAACATACGCGCTACCAGCAGTGTTGCTGATTTCATTAGTGCTAGTGTACGCAGTAGTTGCCGCAGTAAATGTTGCACTGTTAGTGTACAGTGCCAACCTAAACGTGCTGCCCCCGCTCGCTAAAAAGTTGTGCTTGGCCTCAAGAAGCTCTTTCTTAAAGCTCGTACACATGAAGTTACCATTAAAGGCCATGTCACAATCTCCTGATTAGTGACGCAAGATTAGGATGTCCTGCGTCTGTTAATGCGTTATATACAGTAGTTCTGTCGTTTTGCACAGCATCAGCCAGATAAAATTCTACCAGCTTAACTATTTCTTGCTTAAATGCGTGAGCTTGCTGCTGAATTGCAGGGTGAGCGCCGTTAGAAACAGAAACAATCTTATCTGCACATCGTTGTGCAATTTCTTCAGGGGTAAAACCTCGTCCGTTAGAGGTGTGAACCTCTACTTTGTAATCGTCGGGAAGGTCAATATTCATACTAGGTATCATGTTTTCTCCCTTAGTATCAGGCCAGTTCTATAGGCATCGGTAACTTCTTGAGACTCACCAAAGTTTTTGACACGAGACATCGCCTCAGTAAACCTTTGAGTGTAATTTTGAACCAAATCGGCTTCGCCCTTCATGAATGTGTAAGCCTCAATCAAAGAGCCGTACAAAAGAGCCACATAAGCGTTTGTACTTAGCCAAGTCGTTCCAGAATCCGTACCAGCAGTAAGGCTAGTTGGTCTGTAGAAGTAATGAAGCTCTACTGGGTAAGCTACATCGGGAGTAGGGGCCAATATAAAGTGAGTTATATCGAACTGAGCGTAATAACGCGGCTCTCCAGTCGTAGAATTGTTCGGGTTAAACGACTGAACGAAGTTTACATCCTTAAATAACAGGAACTCTTTTACGCTATCTTTAGTGTATGATAGGCTAAAAGGAGCCAGAAAGTCGCCCGGAAGAGTAAGAAACTGGGAATTAGCGTTGTCTGCGGAGAACGCTGTAAGAATACCAGTCGAGTTTTTCCTAAAAACCTCAAGTTGAGCGATCTTTAGTATCCGCTCCTCTGCGTTTTTTATAAAAATGTCTAAGCTATTTACAAAAGTAGTCTCTGTATTCTCAGTATAGTTCTGAATAGCTGTTTTTAGTTCTGCATATGTAAAGCTCATGATATATTCACCGTGACGCTGCCAACTGATCCAGTTGCGACTAAGTTATTAGGCGTTAAACCAAAGTCAAATTTAAGACCTACAGGATTAAACCCATATTGGATATTCCTTTGCTCAGACAAATTCTGTTCTGGGCGAGGATTTCTAATAGATTGTGGGTCAGGGGTCGCCCTAAGAGGCTCAAGTTGTGGATGTTTAGCCTCCCACTCGTCCTTACCCACGAGGAGTCCATTCCACTCCTTGCGCATGTCTATAAGGCGGTATCTGAAGCCAGAACGGTCAGATATGCCGTATGCCCACTTTCCTGAAGCATACTTAGACATAACGGTAACTTCTTAAATCCGGAGAAACGCGGAAGGACGCCCGGTCTCTATCCTCGTCCATTGCACGCCCAATTTCCTCTTCATAGATCGTTTTAAGCATCTGAACGCGGTCTGGAGCACGTTTTAGGGCTATATAATAGGCCAAACCAGCGGCTAAAGCAGGGTAAAAACGGAAGGGAACTTGCATAGTATTAGTAAAATTATCGGCGTCATCTATGCGTATTAGAGCGTCATAAAGGACTATATCGGTACTATTATCGGGTAAAGGCCACAATTTAAGCACTGGGTTTATCTGTCTATCAACAAAAAACTGTGTAGAGCGTCCAGTAGTCGTTTTTGTTGGAATACTAAGGTATTCGTCACGACTAATGCGATTTAAAGAGAAATCAGTACCACTTCGACGTACAACAAGGGATAATATGTCTATTACGTCAATACCTAAAGGCTCATCACCATCTCCAGAGGTAACAGTGAAGTTTCTTTGAGCAATAGTCCACTGATTTAAGCCACGGTTGGCCCAATCTGCAAATAGAAGGTTCATAGAGCGTTTGGCGGTCTTTAAATCGTACCCTGTTCGCACTTCTAAGCCGCAACGCTCAAAAGCCTCTTCAATGTAGTCTGCTACATCTAATTCAAAGTCCTTGGAGCCTGATACGGTCATTTTATTCCTCGTTATAAAGGTTATCGAAAACCTTGTTAACATCTAATGTGTAGTCTAAATCAGATTTAGAATAATGTATATGCTGAGATGGCTTAAAGTCAGGAGCACCCTCACCAGTTTCAAACCATGCAGGGTGCGTTACTCGCACGCGGTTGTTTGGCAATGCCACAATATTGCCTGTCCACTCTCCTGCATCTAAAAGTTGCAATACATGGGCTTGTTTATGCTGTGCTGGATCGTCTGCTACATCTGTATCAGTATAATCCACAGTAAACATGTATTTAGCGGGGAAGAACCCGCCATCAATCTTTGCCATCCAAGGACAAGGTGTAGCCCTGTCTAGCGTGTACACGGCGTGTGTGTGAGATGGGCAATCCCAAGGCTGCGCTGCATGCACTGGCATGGCTTCAGGCCATTCTTCAAACGACTCATCGGCCACCAGAGCAGTTATAGGCATTCTAGCCCACATAGCGCCGCCATGAACATTCTCATCACCATCTTCATCAGCTTCACAGCCTGTAAAGATGATTTGGAAGCTCAAACAGCGGTTTGGCATCGTAGTTACGGCAATAGCCATAGCGTGCAGGAATTCGCCGTGATAACGCTCATGATTAACCGTATATTCACGACGAACCCAGCACTTAAAGTGTGGTATATTGCTTTGCAAAAATGGCATATTAAGATTTTACAACTTTCATGCCCATTTTCTTTGCTGCTGATCTAAGCTGTGCAACAGTCATTGCCGCTCCGCCAACTTTCATCTTAGCAACGCCACCTTTAGCATAACCTTTTTTAGCCATACCGCCGCCACGCATTTTAGCGACACCGCCTTTGGCGTAACCTTTTTTAGCCATACCGCCGCCACGCATTTTTCGAACGCCGCCTTTAGCTGCACCTTTTTTCTTCATAGCCATGATAAACTCCTTATGATTGACTTACAGCGCCTCGTGTGCGCTTTCTTCGGTTGGACATTATTTTACCGCAACCCCTTGCAACAGCAGTGCCGGGTACGTTTTTACCATTAAACTTACGTTTAGAATTAGTTTCTACAGCACCACCATTTTCCATGTTGCGAACTTTTGCTTTTTTAGTATTTGAAACCACAGTTTTTCCCTTTGCTCCTGCACGTTTCTTTTTACGAGCAGTTTTTGCACGTTCTTCTTTAGAAAGGCTTTGAGCTTTTTTGCTGGGCAAGCAACGATCTGGGTTTTTCTTGTCTTTAGAAGTGCCGCAAGGTCCTTTAATAGACCCGTCAGAGCCTATTCGAACCCAGTTCTGTTCGCGCCATTTCTTTAGCTCGCCCATTTAACTTTTCTTTCTAGAAGAACGCAGCATTGTATTTAGAGTTTTTGCTTGACCAGCATGAAGCCTTGAAGCTTTTTTTAAACCCTTTACAACCTTCTTAACTTTTCGTTTGTTACCTTTACTTAGCATTATCCCTTTTTCCCTTTACTTTTCTTAGCGTAATTGGGGTCTTTGCAGTATTTAGAAGCAGCCATATTCGCATAAGCACTTGGATATGTATCAAATGTTCGTTTAGCCCACGCCTTTCCAGAAGGGCATATTTTACTGCCTTTAGATTTCTTTGAAGCGGCCCCACCTTTTCTAAAGTAACTTAAACCTCTAGGCATATCGTCCCTCTTTTGGGGCGATTTGGTAATTTGACTACTCATTTGACTACGACCTATTGCCATTTAACACTTCCAACGCTTGCGAGCTTGCCTCAAGCGGCTGTTAGGGTCTTTTGCCGCTTTTGGAAACTTCTTCATCTGCCCAGCAGATCGCGCGCAGTAAGACTTACGCCTCTTCGCGTCCTTACTTCCGGGCTTAACCTTCCCTGTCACCGCTGTTTTAAGCTTAGAACCGGGGTTTTTACTACGATATGCTTTTACGCCAGCTTTTGTCATTCCCGCCCCAGACTTTGTGGGACGGAAGTTCTTTTTGTTGCGTTTTGGCATCTCGCCTTTTTTGGAATTAGCCATACTCTTTCCGCATAGCCATAATTATGGTGTAAGTATCTGCGCTAGTGTGGCCTACAGTCGTGAAAAGGACATCACCAGTTTTGCCGCTTCCAGAATTGTTTGAAAGACCACCAAAATTAGTGTAATCTTGATTACCACTTTGGTTTTCACCTAACTCAATACAGAAAACATTAGTTGAAGCGTCAAAAAGTATTTGAACCTTCATGCCAATGCACTGCCACCATATTTTTTCTATGACAACACCTGTACAAGCTTGACCGCGCGAGTTTGTAGCCAAACCACTTACATCAACCTTAACAACCGCATCTTCACCAGAACCATCGGAAATATTAGTAAATTTTTGAACTACTTTTTTGTCACCATCTATAAGCGTCTGTGTCGCTACCGCATCAGCCATATTAATCTCCTATAATAAAGGGTGGGGCGTTAACCCCACCAGATTAATTACGCAACCTGAACATATTCAATAATGAATGTGAACGATCCTGCTGTTGTAGCATTCACTGTGTTAGTGATATTACAGAAGATGTTACGAGCCGCAGAGGCATACTGAACAGAGGCTGGAGCAGTTGTGCCATCCTGTGTTTGAAGAACTAGCTCTGTTATCGTTACGTTGCCTAAAACAACTGTTGTACCAGCATCTAAGATTTCGTCTGTCTGAGCCGCAACAATTTGTGCGCCAGAAGAAGATGTGCCAACTTCATAACCGATGTCACCGCTTCCGATAACCGGAGCCGTAGCACAAAAGATTTTGATGTTAGTGATAATTGTGTTTGCTGGCTGCGCGAACGTACCAATAGCAGGGGAGTCGCCTGCTGTAGAGTTTACTGTCACTCCAGTAACATGAGCAACGTGCTTAACAAACAAACTGTTAACAGCCGCTGACAATGTTGTTGCGCCTGTTACAGCAAGAGTGCCGCCTACAGAAGCGTTTGTTCCGTATGTAGAGTTAGTGGTTTCAGCGCCTGTTGTGGCGTTAGTTGTAATGTCTTCAAAACCGTTTTGCGAACGCACTGGTCCGCTAAAAGTAGAATTACCCATGATTATCTCCTGTCTTGGGTTAAGTCAGCCGCACCATGCGACTGTCAGGGATAATCTAACAATACATTATATTTTTACAAAAAGAAAGGGGGCAGTTAAACCGCCCCCTTCCAAACAAGAACATTTGTTCGTGTTATGCGCCGGGTGAACCGAATACAGCGCGTGGGTCACTAAAGCCAAAGCTATAGCGTTCACGAGCTTTAAAGCGCATGTTGCCTGTGTCGAAATCAGCTTCCATGTTTGTGCGCATAGGTGAGCGCTCAAAATGTTTGAAGCCGTTAGGAGCATCAGTTTTAAGGAAGAACGCATCGGGATCAGTCAAGAAGTGATTGACTGTATATCCTTCTGGGAGCATTCCCATGTTCTTTATCGCGTTTAGATCATTGTCTGAAGTGCCAACACGCAATGTTGATTCCAACAAACGATCCGCAATAAATTGCAGTTGTGGTGGAATAA